ACGAAGCCGCCGCCAAAGCCGCCACGGATTACGTGAACGATGTTGTTCTCCGCGTTGACAACAAGATCGAACAGGTAGCCTACGGCTGGGGCTTTGACGGCCTAGTCAACAAGGTTGGCGTTCTTAAGGTCTGGTGGGAAGACGAGAAAGAAAACAAAGACTTCGTTCTCCCGCCCATGGACGAGCTTCAGTTTGTGATGGCTGTGATCCAAGCCGAGCAACAGGGCTTGGAGATTGCCGCGCATGAGCAAGACCCGGTAACGGGTATGCATAGCCTGGTGCTGCGCCAGACGATTGATAAGTCGCACGTTAAGTTTGAAGTCCTTCCCCCCGAAGAGTTTGTCATCTCTCGGGATGCGCGCTCGCTTGAGTCGGCGCGGCTGAAGTCACACCGGACTTACAAATACGTTGGCGACTTGATTGCCGAGGGTTACGACCCTCAAATTGTCACGAGCCTGCCGTCCTACAGCACAGGCATGGATAACGCTGAAGCTCTCGTACGCCAGCCTGGTCAGATTGACGTGGGAAGCGTTGGCGGCACAAACGACCCGATGTTGAAGCGGGTAGCTGTTCACTCGGGCACGATCCTTTGTGACAAAGACGGCACCGGGCTTAAGGAATGGTATTTCGTCGCGGGCGGTTGGCAGCAGAACATTCAGATTCTCGAGGTTAAAGAGTTCGAGGATGAGTGTTACTTCTGCGACTTCTGCCCGATCCCGCTGCCGCACCTGTTTTTCGGACGCTGCCCGGCTGACGACCTGATCGAGATTCAGCGCGTGCAGACCGTGTTGGCCCGTCAGACCATGGACAACATCTACCTGACCAATTCCCCTCAACAGGAAGTCTTGGTCAACAACATCGTCGGACAGCGTATCGAGTACGTGCAGAACAAGTCCCCGGGCGGGATCGTTCCCGTCACGGCTTTGGGCGCAGTGAGCAATATTACCGTGCCGTTTATGGCCGGCTCGTCCCTTGAGCTGATGCGCTATTGGGACAGCCAGGCTGAGAACCGCACGGGCGCCGGTCGCAACACCATGGGCCTCGACCCGAACACGTTGCAGAACCAAAGCGCCACCGCCGCCAACCTGATGGATTCAGCCCAGAAGCTGAAGATGGAAACCATCGCCCGTATTTGGGCCTCGGGCGGCATGAGGAAGTTAGGCCGCGCGATCCTGCGCATCTTGAAGCGCCGGCAATCGTTCGAGCGCATCGTGAAGATGAACGGGCAGGAAACACCTGTTGACCCGCGCCAATGGGCCGAGCTGGAAGACTGGGACGTGACCGTCAACACAGGTTTGGGAACGGGCAACCGTGACCGTGACTTGCAGATGGGCGGCATGGTCCTGAGTCAGATGAAAGAGATTCTGGAGAAGCTTGGCCCGGATAACCCGATTGTCACGCTGCCCATGCTGTCTCACGCCTTGATCAACATGGCCGAAGCCGCAGGGTTCAATAACGCGGAACAATACTTCAAGCCGCTGCCGATGGACTGGAAGATGCCGCCGCAGCCGCCGAAGAAAGACCCGAAGGTTGAGGTTGCGGAGATTCAGGGCCGCACCAAGATCGCCACGACTGAGATGGAAAACCAGGTCAAGTCCACTAAAACGACCGTGGATAATCTGACCAATTACCTCTTGGGCATCCGTGAGCAGGATATTGAGGCAGCGTTAGAGCGCTACAAGATCGAGAAACAAGCTGCGTCCAAGGCTGACGGCAACATCGGCAAAGTCTCCGGGCAGAGGCCGCATTGATCCTCACCCGTGAACAGCGCGCCGAGCGCGCCCGCCAGCTCCTCGAAGATTCAGTCCTGCAAGAGAGCCTTACGGCTCTAAAGAACACCTACACCACGGCGCTGCGCCAATGCACCGCCAAGGACGATATGGGGCGCTACCGTTATGCGGTCGCCCTCGATGTGATTGATGGCGTCGAACGTCATCTAACCGCTGTGCTGAACCTTGGGAAGCTATCGCCCAAGGAAGGCCAGGAGTTTCAGACCTCGAACCCGATCCAACGGATCGCTCGAATCTTCTGACGCTCTCCCCATAACTGAAAGAGCTACCTATGAATACCCAACCCAATCCGGCGCAAGCCGCTGGGACAGTGCCTTCGTATGAGCAAGGCCTGAGCAAACTGCTGTCCAAACAGCAAGGCGCGAAGGCTGAAGATTTCGTCGCCCCGAGCGTTACCGAGGACACCGACGAAAATGGCTACCCGGTTGAGGAGGCCGAACAGCTTTCGGAACAATCGACCGAACCCGAAGCAGACCAAGATGAGAACGCCGAGTCAGTCTCCGCCGACGACTCTCAGCCCGAAAAGGAAGAACCGGACACCCGTCCGATCCTCTTACCTGACGGCTCCGAGATCACCGTTGAGGAAGCACGTAAGGGTTATCTCCGACAGTCTGATTGGACCCGCAAGACCCAAGCCATCGCGCAAGAGCGTGAGCAACTTCAGGCTCAACACTCTGCAAAGATGGGCGAGGTCGAGCGGCTAGTTAAGAACTTAACTTCTCTAGAGGAACAAGAGCCCGACTGGCTCGCACTTGCCCGTGATCCACAAGTGGACCCGAAGCAATTGCAGGCCGCGCAAGCGTACTGGACGCAGAAGAAGGCGACCATTGCGGAGGCGCAAAACGCTGCGGCACAAACCGCACGTCAGGCAGCGGCTAATGCGAAGGCGCAGGCCCGCGAAACCCTCTTAAGCGGCGAACTCAACAAAGCCTGGAAAGACCCCGCTGTCTTTCAGAAGGACTTGGAAAAGACCGCCGACTGGATGGTGGAGATGGGCTTCAGTGCTACGTCTGTGAACAATCTCGCCAACCCACTCTCAATTTGGGTTGCGGATATGGCTCGAAAACAGTTCGAGCTGGAAAAGGCCAAACCTAAAGCCGCACTCGCGGTCAAAGGCAAGCCCGCTCCGTTCAAGCCCGGCGCAAAGTCAACTGCCAGCCCACAAGCCGAGGGCCTCAAGCTCCTGCAAGAGAAGTTCCGGACCAACCCCTCGATGGAAAACGGGATTGCCCTAGAACGTGCGCGAGCATCGTTACGGAAACCCGGTCTCCGTCAATAATTAGGAGACTTCTCTAATGGCTATCATCACCGGCATTAACTCGGCTGTCACCACGACCGGCGCGCGTGAAGACTTGTCCGATACGATCACGACCATTTCGCCCGAAGAAACCCCGCTGTTTACCAACGCCAACAAAAAGTCGGCCACCGGCATCAATCACGAATGGCAGACCGACGCGCTTGACGCATCCACGGCGGCCAACGCGGTTGTTGAAGGTGGCGCGGTCACGACCTCCACCGCTACGCAGACGACCCGCCTGGGTAACATCCTGCAAATCTCGCAGAAGACCTACGGCGTGTCGAACACCCTCCGCGCCCTTAACCTTGCTGGCCGTAGCGATGAGTTGCTGCGCCTGCGTGTTAAGAAGGGCCTGGAACTGCGCCGCGACATGGAAGTCATCCTGCACACCAACCAGGCAAAGGTTGTGGCGACGGGTGACTCGACGGCCCGTAAACTCGCCGGCCTCCCGGCGTGGATTCCGCAAGCCAACGTTACCGGCGTATCTTCGGCGGTCTCGGCTGCCCCGACCACGGGCGACGGTGCCAGCGCGGTTGCTGCCTTCACCGGCTCTACCGCGATCACCTACGAACTGGTGTCGTCCGCGAACCAGCTTGCTTACATTGCCGGCGGTGAGATCGACCTGATCGAACTCGCTCCGTCCTTGAAGCGCGCTTGGTCGCTCCTGGCCTTTGGTACCGCCCCTTCCACCGCGCAGATTCGCTACAACGCGGACAGGGACGGCAAACCGATGGCCGTGGGTACTGTCGAAAAGTGGATGAGCGACTTCGGCACTGTTGACGTTATGCCGAACCGCCAGTTCGCCGTGCAGGGCTCAACCTTCCTCAAGCAAGCGGTGTTCGGTCTTACAACCAAGCATCTGTCGGTTGCCTCGCTCCGAGGCTTTGAGGTTATGAAGAAGGGCGTCACGGGTGACGGCATCGAAGAGTTCGTGGTGAGTGAATACACGCTCGAAAACCGGGCGCCTAACTCTCACTTCGGCGTCTACGGCGTAACCTAGATAAACACCTGATGGATCGGGCGGGGCCTCAAAACCCCGCCCTTTTCTTTTGGAGAACGCATGATCGAACCCGAATGGATGTTTCTCGAACGCGATCCTATCAGCTTGAAAAGCATCTACATCAGGACCGTGGGCGACAAAATCCAAGTTAAGGAAACCATCCCCATGTGGCTGGCCGAGAAGATGCTGGAAGAGAACAAACAGCGGGCGCTCGCGTTCGACGCCAACGGCGGCTGGAAGAATAAAAACGCCCTTAAATACGGCGCGCTGGTGGCATCAATTCCCAACCATATCGACGCGCACCTGAAGACCCTCAGTGGGTTCGACCCCAAGGTTGGCGGTCAGTACGACAAGCAGAAATACAACTCCCTTCTTGACGACATCGACTACGCCAAGCTCCGCACAGGCGGCGGGAAGCTGGGCAAGCGTAAGGCGTTTGTCTAGATGATAGACACCTACGCGAAGCTTCAGAGCGAATTGCTAGATACCCTCGACCGAACAGACCTTGTTGCTGACGTAACGGAATACTCCCCCGGCACCATTGAAGGCTCGGTGATCCGCGCGATCTCAAAGGCCGAGCGGAGAATTGTTCGCCGGCTGAAAACGCGCGAGTTCGAGACCTCCACGACCATCGCAACAGTCGCCAACACGCCAACGATAACGATACCCACAGACTTCATCATGGCCAAGGCGCTGGTCATTCAGCAGAACCCAAACGTAGTCCTTCAGCAGAAGGACTACGCCACGCTTATCAACGACAACCCGACCACGGCCACGGGGCAACCTTCGGCCTTTGCAGCGTTCGGGACGACGTTTCACCTCCGACGCATCCCTGACAGCATCTACAGCATCTTGGTGGCTTACTACGCGTCCCCAACAGCTCTGTCTGACAACAACACCAGCAATGTCCTCCTGACCAAGTACCCGGACCTGCTTCTGTATGGCTCCTTGATCGAACTGACCGCACACATTGAGGATGACGGCCGTATCCAGATTTGGAAGGGCGCCTTTGACGAAGCGATAAAGGACATCACCGAGGACAACACGCTTAACCGCTGGTCCGGGGCCCCCATCAGGTCAAGCATCGACGTTCGGAGCATCATCTAATGCCCCTGACAAGCAACTCAATCCGCGACATTGAAATCTACGTTGCCGAGCAAACCACGCAGCCGGTTTATTTCCCGCCGTTCACCGCTGCTTTAAAGCCCACGAGCACAAAGTTTCGCTATCGGGGCATCTACATCACCGACACAAACCAACCCGCATGGCAAGGCGCTGATGGCGTCTGGCGCTACGCAGATGGATCAACTGTATGACCGACACCGCAACAAGCCGCTACGGAGCCCGGCAGCAAAGCCAGGGGAGTAATGCCAACTCTTGGGGCGATGACAAGCTAAACGAAGTCCTGCGCCTGTTCGACCGCGGGTCGAAAGGTTACGGCACATACGCTATGACCGGCGTTGCGGCGACGGACACGTTCAATTGGTCTAACTATGTTGCAACGAACACCGGCCAAGTGGCGGTCCTCAAGCTCACCGGCTCTATATCCTCTGCGGCGACCCTCACCGTTCCTTCCGTAGAGTGGTATTGGTCACTGATCTGGAACACGTCAGGGCAGACCGTCACGGTCAAGACCTCTGCCGGCAATGGCGTTGCTATCGCCAACGGTCAGTACATGGCTGTCTATTCCGATGGTGTGGATTGCTACAACGGCTCACCCACTAATCTGCCGGGGGCTGTGACCGTAGCGGGTAAAATCTCAGGCGTTACCGCTGGCACAGCCTCGACGGACGCTGTGAATAAAACCCAGATGGAAACCGCGATTGCTACGGCGGGCCTCCCGGCCACGGCGGGAACGGTGCTGCTTGATTCCAGCGATCCATCTGCCGGGTATCTCGTTCAGAAACTAAGCCAAGTCGCTGGTGAGCTTAAAACGGCGTCATTTGTGGCGTCTCTTGGTGGGAGCTATTCAT